AGGAGAGTTCCGCCGCCTTGCGCTGGTTCTCAGCGGCTTCCTTAGCCTGCTCGGCCTGAAGCTTCTCCATGCGCGCAAGCTGGTTATCCTGAAGCTTTGCCTGCTCAATCTGAGCCTGCATCGCAAGGCGCTGCTGATCGGCTTGTGCACGCTGTTGGTCAGCCTGAGCGCGCTGCTGAATGGCCATCTGCTGCACCTGCGCCCCGATCTGGGCCACCTGCAAGCTGTTGTCCGGCGGCATCGGCGGCTGAGGCGCGAATTGCTGGGCAGCCTGATCGAGAGCCCCGATCTCCTGCGCCATCCCACCAAGCTGCTGCTCAATAAACTGCTGAACCTGCACAATCACCTTGACCTGATCACCCGCCTCTTCAGGGATCAGGTCTTGCTGTTGCGCCATATCAACAGCGTTGTGCGCTTCCGTCAGATAATAATTAAGCAAATGATCGCGCAGGTGGATCGACATTGGATAAATAAATGTCTTGGCAATTGCGGGGTTACTGCCGAACAGCGGAGACTTCAGGAACGCCATATGCGTCATGATGTGCGCGATGTGATCCTGCTGCGGTAAAACGTAGACCGGGCGACCCATGGCAGCGGCGACGTTCTCGCTCACCGGGTCCATGTTCTCGTTTTGCTCGACGGGAACAAGAACCTCATCAACCGGAACTTTCAGGGTGCGGAGGAACAATTCCTCGACCTTACGCGGGTCATACAACTGCGGCACCATAGAGGCCCGCTGCATGATGGCCTGCACCTGAGCGAATCGCTGCGTCTCAGAGAAAATCGCGGGATCGCTAACGGGCACAACATCCAACGGCCCGTCAAAGTCAGACGGATCGATCTCCAGCCCTTCAATCTGGGCCTCCACATCCTCCTCGGTCAGATAGGCCGAGTTGATGCGGTGGAGGATCTTGAAGCAGCGAGCCATCGCGTTGTGCAGGCGCGAATGGATGCTGCTGAACACGACCATACCCTGCTCAATCAAGGCCATCGTCGTGCCGACAGGCTGGTTCGGGTTCTGGTCGCTCAGCTTCTCGAACGAAGTCTGAACGACGCCCTTACCGGCATCCACCAGGAAGCCCAGAAGCTGAAACAGCGTCGGGCTCGGCGGGTTGAACGGCATGGGCATGGCAAGCTTGCGAACATCGTCAACAAGCGCGCCACCCTCCATCTCGACCACTTCGGTCGGCTGGAGGTTGATCGTCTGACCGCCGGGGCCACCCTTCAGCTTGAGCAGGGTGGGCATGTTCTGAATGTGCGCGCTGTCTAGCAGGGCGCGCAGGGCACCCGTCGCCGCACCCGACAGGCCGCCGATCATGTGCGTCAGGCCGATGGGGTACGCCCCACGCCACGGCACGAACGGGAACTCGACAATCCAGTCAAGCTCCTGACGACGATCATCGTCAGGTTCCCAGTTGCGATAGAGTGCCAGCGCCTTATTCGTAGACTTATCGACGCTCAGAATATACGGGCAAAGTTCTTCGTCTTCGATGTCGAGATAAGTATAAATTTCGTAGATCGTCCGCAGGCCATCTTCGTTGTAGCTGGTAGACTTGCGGCCTTCGATCTTGTCGTTGGCAATCGTCGCCTTGCTGAACTCGGGGTCATCCGGATAGCCAAGGTCAACGTCAATATACATGCCCGCCTTGACGCGCTTCAGGTACTCCATCTTCGTGATGTACTGAACGTGCGTCTTGCGCTCGGCAGTGTAGAAGTTCGTGGCTGCGAACGGCAGGTAAACGTCGTCAATCGGCACGAATTCAGCCTGCGGGCGACGGCGCTGCGGGTTCCACATGAACTTCATGTACTGCCCGCCGCCAAGCGGTAGCTGCGTGCTCAACTGCTCAAGCTCGGAGCGGAATTCGGGCATCTGCTGCGTCGTCTGCCAATTCATGAAGGCAGCCTTACGCTCGGCCTTTTCCACCTTTTCCTTGTCGGGATCGCCGTAAATTTTACTCTTCACCGGCCCGTTCGGCGGAAATACTTCTTTCATGAAGCGGGCAGAGAAATCCACGCATGCTTCAACGAGCATCGGGTGGACAACCTTGTTCGCGCCGCTGAACTGAGCGCCGCCGGGGGCATCGTCACCCAGACCCGTGCGCCGCAAGCCTTCCTCGTAAAGCTTGTCCCGCTTTTCGCGGGCTTCTTTGTCCCGCTCGATCTTATCAAGCAGGTCGGTGACGATATCAGTTAGGGCAGCCTGATCAACTTCCTCAACAATGTTCGCAAAGTGTTCTAGGTGGCGCTGTTCGTCCTTGCTGTTCTCCAGCCGAATGATCGCGCCACCGTCTTCGGTGTCTTCTACTTCAAGCTCTTCCTCAACGAGTTCAACCGTCTCGCCGCGCTCGTCATCATCGTCGTTTAGAATATCAGACATATTCGGCCTCGATTTGCTTGACGAGCGCATCTACTGCGTCAGGATCATACTTAGCAGCTTCGGCACTTACAATGCCACCTTCGGCGTACTTTTGGTCAAGCTGGGCTAAACCGCCTTCGGCGAATTCGCGCCTATAGCCTAAGCGCATGCCACGCGACGGAACGGGACGACCCATTATTTCAGCATCGGACAGGCTTCGCACATCCTGGTGCAGTTCATCTGGACGGCCACCTTCGCCCATGTCGCCGGTCATGCGGTCAAAATAATCGAGCGACAGACGACCGCCGTCGGGCATGGTGTAGCCGGCTCCAGCTTCGCGGAGCAGGTTCAAGTTCCGGCGGAAGTTTCGCCCTCTGACATCCACGCCCTGATAACCACCGCCCACGTCAAGCATGTCGCCTTCGCGCGTGATAGGCACATTGACTCGGGCATTAACGCCATAAGGTAGGATGGTAGTGCCTCGATTCCGATCATAACCAGCAAAAGCCGAAAGCGCAGGTAGCCTTTCAAGATCAGCGCGAGCTAGTTCGCGCAGGTAATCGCGCGCCGTAAGGAAAGCCATATATTCTGGAATATTGGTAATACCCTCATCGTCCAGCATAACCTCGCCACCTTCGGCATAGCGGCGTCGGATGTCGATAATCTCAGGGTCGAAGACCGCGTAATTGTAGGTGCCACCAACGCCTCGGCTTCCGGCATCCAGGTAGCGGGTGCCAGGGATGCCAGCCTGCATGAGAGCAACGCGGGCTTCTTCAGGGTCCATGCGGAGAAGGCGCTTGTAGATATCTTCGCCAGTCGGATCACGAGGCTCGGGCGGCAGCGTGCGAAGAGACCCCGGCGAATCGTTGTAAAGAGAATCGAGCAGGGCATCATCGTAAGCCCGTACAGCGTCAGGATCGGCACGTAGGCCGAACCGCTGAAGCGACTCACGCACTTCTGGCGACTGTTGGCTCAACGGCGCGTCCCAGTTGAGGAAGTCGCGAGGGGCGGCGTTGAGATCAACTTCGTACATGTGACCGGGATTTGCGGCGCGCATAACAATATCTAATTGCTCATCAGATATTGATGGATTTCTGTAAGCCGACCGGAGAATTGTTCCAATTTCTTCAGGACTGTGCGTATTCCACATGCTGCGGGCGGCATCCACCCACGCATCGTCCGGATTTAATGCACGCCACGCATAAGGATTAACCTTTCCGGACAACGTATCCCGATAGTGCTTTGCTACATTTTCATCTTCAGCAAAGTACAGACCGCGACCGTAGGCTTGGGCACCCTCACCCGTGCCGATCTTGCGGATGTCGAATTCGTCAAACTTGTGCGGGCTGCCGTGGTACGCCCGGATCAAGCGCCGGAACCGGCTGGCCTCAGCTTCGCTCGGCTCCAGGGACGCAAGGGCCGCAGAACCGGCAAGCCTTGCAGCACGGCCCCCAGGCCCGAATGCCGCCATGAGAGCAAGGTCCAGCGGGCTCTGGGGCAGCAGCACATCAGCCACCCCTTCGGCAGCCTCACGTCCCGCAGTGCGTAGGGCCTGCATCTGCTCGGCGCGGGTGGGCTCCGACACGCGGCCCGTCTGCGCCTTCATGCGCGAGAGCAGGCGGCGGTCGTACTCTTCGTCGCTCATGACCGCGCCGCCTTCGGCGTACTTCTGGTCGAGGTCTTCGAG